TTTCAGTTCTTGTACATCTCTGTCGAATGCGTAGTTAAGCATCCAGTTATTCAATTCTGGAGTGTATGCTAGATTAGGTGGTGCTCCAAACTCTTTGGCGTACTCTTCATCATCGATATCAATTCCTTGCAGAGCCATGAAGTTATAGTTTACATGTTCTTTCATTATTCTTTCCTCTTCCAATTTTTTCTCTTAAGTTGTTCCGGTTGTTTATTCACTGGGAATAACCATCGTTTTAGCGACATTAACTCGAACACAGGTATGTCAGCTCGTTTTATCTCTACAACCCTGCTCAAGTGGCTTGGATTAGTAGGTATAGCCTTCAATAGCTGATTAATTATGAATCCATTACCCCTGAATTCCAACTTGAACTCTTCACAAGTTGCTTTTGACTCTGTTGTCCACTCTTGTTGGTTCTTCTTCTTGATTACTGTATCTAGTTTGATTTCTATGTTATTCATTATCTATCCAACTGTTTCAAGCGAAGAAGTAATCTGAGTCTCGTATCTCTGAAACATCAAGTTCACCAATACTTGGCTGCTCGACTGTGAGACTCTCACTGTTACTGAGCATTGTTTGTTCGATTTCATCATAGTAGTTTTCCTTATTATACATCATTATGAATGCTTCTTTTGTTACTCTCAGCAGTTCATCCATGTCTGATGCATGTGATGCAAAGGCGTCATGTACTGCTGTGAATGTACCTTCCCAGTTATCAATTATGATAGCCATGTGGGCAGCATCCATTGAGTGTACGAAGTTAGGACTGATACCACTCATGTATCCTTTTACATTAGGCATCTCAGTTCTTTCGAAGGCTACGTGTGTAATCCTTCCGATGCCATTAATAGTCCCTTTACACTTTATTGATCTCTGAATGAAGTTCTCATAGATCACATAGAACCCTGATGGAGTAACCCACCTCAGTGTATTAGAACCATTACCATGTACAAGTCTAGATTCAAACTGTGATTGTTCGTTGATTGCATCTGACAGAGAAATTAGTTCTTCTTCTGACTTAATCTTCTTCCATTTGAGTTCCTTGATTATCTTCTTGATCTTCTGGTAGGCTTTAGATGCTACCTTCCCATCTCGATATATTGTGTACGTTCCTATCTCAAATGATGCAAGCTTCTGTAGGTATGACATAGTTTCCAGAGGTCCGGGACATACTCTGTTGATGGCCGTTATCAGGTTATGTGATAGTTTATTACAATCATCAACACTGATCCCATACTTCTCTGTGTAGTCCTCTTGGTAACAATCGGCATACATATTGGTAGCCATAGTCTTTTCACCAGCCGAGTAAGCCCTTGTCATACTACCACGTTTACTAATTCCCTTACGAATATGCTTCATTGGCATCTGTTTCTCAGCGAACCAATCAGGCATAATTTTTATTAGTTCTTTAGCAGTAGATACATAGAAGTCCCTTTGGATTTTAGACGGAACGAGGCCCACAAGTGAACCAGTTTTACTGTCTTTCGACATCGCTCCAAGATGCTGCCATCCATTGTTTGAACCATCAATTTGGATTGGAAGTCTTGACATGTGACCTGTGGGATCATCAAGATAGTCTGTCCATTCCACACAGCATGCATAGAACACAACAGGTTTTTCTGCTTTAATTGGTATTTCTTTTCGGTTGACATAACCCTTTATCCTCTCATAATTGTTCTCTGTCCAATTAGCTCTATCATTCATAGTCATCTTATCGACAGAGATTGAGTCCAGACCTTCGTCTTTTAGATACTCTTTGTAGTCTTCTTCACACCATTCAGGTAACTCATCTATTAGGTAGGATTCATTATAAGAAGACGCTGTATGTATCGCAAGCCACCTTCTTCCTCGTTCATCTATTGGCTTTCCTTCTGTGAACTCAATGAGTCCTCTAGCCATGTCAGTCCCTTGGAAGTTGAAGAAGCTTTCTGAGTAGTAGAACCTTCCTCTGTAGTCTAGTTCGATACTTTGATAGAACTCTGGTTCTGTCTTTAAGAGTTCAGCCTTTTGCAATGTGTATGTGAAGGCTGTCTTCTTACTTTGTGCCTTCAGTGCAATTAGCTTCTTGTTCCATAGTTCTGCTTCCTTAATGTAGTTCTCTTTTTTCTTATCTAAGAACTTACTTTCCTTACCCTTAGCTCTATTTACCTCAAGTCTCCACTCATAGTAACGATCATCCATTCGTTTCTTGTTACCTTCATTCGGTATCTGGACATTACCATTAGTTATGAACTTGTCTTGGTTAAGCTTTACCGCTTCAAGTACATCTAGGTTAATCCTTAGAGCGACTGATTGTAATTTCGTTACCGCTGATATATGTTGAGACTCTGAGATATCTGCCCAATCTTCTTTTGTGAACTTATCTCGTTTTAGACAGGCTCTTGTCGCTTTCTGTGGTTCAGAGAATGTTCCCCTTAAGTCTTTCTTTGATCTTACTAGTGGGTATTCAGCTAGTTCTGACCACCTTGACTCTAGGTGTATTACATAGGGAGCCTCTCTGTTGTGTTCAGAGAATGAGGGGTCCCTATATACGTTGATATAGTTCAGAGAGTATAATGCTTCTATAAATAGATCACCTAGTCTTACTCTCTGATCGAAAGGAGCATCGTTATCTCCCATCATTGAGAGTATACGTTGTCCAATAGCAGTTGATACTTGTGTTAACTTAGCCATCCCAGCTATCTCACTACGAGTCATTGAAGACATTATAGATTGAATGCATGAGTTGATATAATCATCTAGGTCGTTATCACTTTTATCGAACCTTAGTAGCGTAGCTCCAGTCCCATTGAACTTTCTGTTGTCAGGGCTGATCCTATCTATCTTCTTCTGTAAGTAATCTTTTATGTCCTGCATTATTTACCCTTCAGAACTTCATCTATATTTATAGGTGTGTAATTAGTTTTTTCTACACATACATTTATGTGTCTCTTGGTTGGACTTTTTTGTCTGTGAATATGTCCATGTACATTAAACTCTACTTTTCTTATACTACTTTCATGTACTGGAACGTGAGTAAGGAGCATATTGTGCTCTTTTAGTAGTCTCCACATATACACCTTTTTAAAGAATCCACCACTACTTAAGTATTTGATATCGTCATGGTTTCCAACTATTAAGTTCTTTGATCCATTAAGCCTTGGCCAATTCAATGCAAACCAATCCTTACTACCAAACATTACGTCCCCAAGGTGGTATACTTTATCCCCTTGTTTTACTACTGAGTTCCAATTTTGTATGATTGTCTCATTCATCTCTTGTACGTAATGAAAATCCCTTATCTTATTACCCAGATTGTCCTCAAACTTAAGAATATTTTCATGGTTGAAGTGTGTGTCACTTGTTATCCATATATCTTTCATTTTGCATCCTTTCTATAATCCCATTCTTTCCTTCATAACCTCTGGTGATACGTTCTCTATAGACTTGAACATCTCATCTGCTCGTGATGCTGATGTAGTGGCAGCTTGTTTTAGCCGCCTTGTCTTCCCATCATAGTATGCAGCACCAGCGTCTCCAGTTTTACCTGTGAAACGAGCCTTTAGTACTCTGAAGTGGATCGTATTCTTCTCTCTATCATCTTCTGCAATCATGTTACGGCTGAATGCTATGATGTCGAATGAGATTTGTTTAATCGAACCTGATCCCTTAATGTCATCCATAGATGCCATGTGACCTTCTTCGAATGATTTACCACCAGCACCTGTCTTACGCAAGTGTGAGATCACACCGAGCCATACAGGGAATTGTTTTACTAGCTTTAGTAGATCACTCATCATCTTATCTACTGCCTCGTTCCCGGTAAATCCTTCATTACCTTCTGATACAGCGATAGTAATGTGATCTAGTACGATGTGTGTACACCCCATAGCACATAGCGCTCGTAGTTTATCTATCAGTGATGCATCTCCTACTGATCCTTGGTGGTCCAGAATGATTACACGTTCTGATGCAAATAGTTCATCGAATGCTTCTCTTTGTCGCTCTTCGCTTACATCTGTACCCATTTCTTGGAAGTTTACGCGCATCTGCATCTCAATGAACTTCTCTACAGTTTCACCAACATCTTCTTCTAAGCTGACGATCCCTAGTTTGTTCTCTTTGTTCTTTGAGATGTTAATCATAACCTCTTTAGTTACAGTTGATTTACCTGCACCAGTTCCGCTAGTGAACAGTACGATCTCCCCTGCTCTCATACCAGTTAGCTTATTATTTATTTCTGATAGACAATCCGGGTATGGTTGAGACTTTACATTTTTACGCTCTTTGAATCTAGTCCAGAGTTCTTCACCCTTTACAAATCCTGCTGGGGTGTATCCCTGTGCATTATATATCTGTGATACACAATATTCTGCACCTTCAGCTTTCCAAGCATCATTAGCATCTTTATACTTAGTGCATCCTACGATGTGCGCCTTGATACCTATAGCCTTTGCGTAACGTTGCATAGTATCTAGTCCAGCACCATGTTCGTCTCTATCTGGCCATAGTACAATCTTCTCGAAGCTCATAACCCACTCTAGGTTATTGATGAATACTTGATCAGACTTAGAATTGTACAACGATACTACTGGGAACCTTCGTCCATTGTACTTCTTGTCGTAGGCTTGTTGTAGTGCTGCTGCATCATCTTCACCTTCAGTGATAACTAGCATACGACCGCCAGCTTCAAATAGATGTTGACCGAATAGATCGCAGTCTTTTCTATTCATGACTTGTGTATCACCATGCATATAGAATTGTTTCTTTTGGGTAACTTCACCCTCTTCGTTTACTTTCTTATCGACCTTTTGTTTGTACGCTACTACCTTTCCATCTCTGGTCCAAGGGTAATACCTGTGGTCAGGATCACCATCCTCATTTACGGTAGAGTGTACTCCATAGAAATCATAGATATTCTTTTGAATATTACGAAGTCTCGATCCTCTTATTGGTAGTTCTTCGATATCTCTCAGCGTACTGATAATATCATTGAAGTCTATCTCTTCTACTTCCATTCTTTTCCTTGAACCCTTATTGTCGTCATAAAAAGAAGTCTTATCGCAAGCTCCAAAGCAGGTCCAGTGATCCTCATAGTATCCTACAGAATCACTGGAGCCGCATGTCTCACAACTATGTCTTCCCCTTAGAAGTCTCGGGTCCGATATCGTTGGGTTGTTCATTAGGTTTATCTCTACAATTATCTTCATGCCATCTAGCTAGGTTAGCTATGTCACATGTGTATCCACAATGTGTACATGTTCCTCTCGGCAGTAGATAGGCTTTTTCTCTTAACTTGTTTCTAGTACTTTCAGCTACAACCTTTGGCGGTAGGAACTTTATTGCCCCTATAGCTTTGTTGTAGTATTTCCTTTCTCCACAAGGCATCACATCTGTGAGTACGTTCATGTCGAATTGCAACTTGGTCTCTGTGTATGTTAGTTCAGCTTGTGTCTCACATTCACATAGGCAGATAAATGAGAAATTACTCTTACCTAACTTTTCTATGTTTTCGTTTAACTCAGTTGACGATCCTGTGTAGGATCGCCACGCCATCTCTTTGAACTGTTTACGGTTACGCTTCTTACCCTTTAATGGTGGTAATGTTGTAACTGAGAAGTATCTCTTCTTCCCTATATACACACGTTGAGTCAGTTTGTTAATTATTAGATAGACAAATCCCTGATGTGTTTTAGGGCTCATCTCTCTTTCAAACTCCCAATGGCCGTTATTCATTCAGCCATACCTTGTAGTCGAATTCATCATCTAACCATCTTCTCATGTAAACTAGATTACAATTCAGGATTAGTTTACGTTCCCAATCTGTCTTATATTCTTCTTTATACATGTCCACTATGGTATTCATCATACCTTTACGATCTTTTCCTTCTAGCGCCTTACCAGCTTTAACTGGACCTACTCTATGAATTCCCTTGATGTTATCAACAGTATCCCCTGTTAGTAGTTGACGTGCGAAACGGAAGTCTCCTTCCTTCTGATCTATGAAGTTCCACTTCTTATCTTCTGCTAATGGTTTCTTCTCTGTCCCACCATAGTTGAAGTGAGTTCCCGGAACTTGTAATAGGTCTTTATCAATAGCTGCTATTACCCAAGGCATTCCTTCTTGAGTGGCTTCATATGCCCACGATACTACTTGGTCATCTGCTTCCCAACCGTCTGCTTGTACAGCTCCTAGTTCTAGGGCATAAGCGTGTGCAGCCTTTAGCCGCTCTTTCATAATTGGCTCTAGTGGTTTTCGATTAGCCTTGTACTCTGGATCAAGTTTATCTCTAAAGTTATTATGACCTTTTACAGTCACTAACATATCTGTTGAGAAGCATTGAACCTTAATGTAGTTTAACCTATCCATATATCGTTTATAGATAGTAGAATTACTTACGTCATCTCCATAGCAACTACTATATAGAATAGAGTCTGCATCTACGAAGACGTAGCTTTTAGTTATATTGTCCATATGTCCTTTCTCTATTGTGGTTTATTGTATTTGTAATCAATTGAACGCCATTCGTTATGTACTACGTGTTCATTGTCTTCGAATACTAAGTGTAGTCTTCCATTCTCATAGAAGTGTTCTAACAGTTTAGACTCGTCTATTTGGTGTCCTATACCACTCGCATCAATGAAGATGAAGTGATCGTACTTATGTTTTGTCCTTGAGCTAGTGAACATCAGCATATGTTCTCCCAATTTGACCGCCACCGCCGTCCATTATCTCTATACCGAATATCTTTGGACCCTCTTTGAATCCATTAGATATGATTTTAGCAGCTTCTTCAGCTTGATCTTTCTTTACAGCGAAGGCTCCTTCATCATGGTAGAAAATTAGTGGGTAGTAGTCTATGTTTACCTTTTTCATTTCTTCTTCAGCCCACCACAGCGCTGCTGCACATGAGGCCTTTTCTAAATCTTGTAGTACAGAGTTTAGACATTTACGTGGTTCTTCTACAAACAAGATATTACCTGTTAGTCCAAAGATATATCCACCATTCTGGTGCCACTCTGATTCATATTTATCTTTGATTACCTTGAACTCTGGTACATCCCTGTCGAAAGTATCTAGAATATCCTGAGCATAAGCTTCAGTCTTACCAAATGCTTTAGCTAGTCCAAATGCAGTAGTTGCAAACAGAACTCTGTAGATAAATACCTTAGCTTCATCACGAGTACACCCTACTGCGTCTGCATTCTCTTGGTGTGCATCCTCACTGTTTACGATACGATCAGTGAACGTTGGGTTGTTGAATACGTGGCATGCTCCTCTAAGCTGGTTTCCTGCTGAGTCAGCGCCTACTACCACCCTATCGTCTTCTACTGTCAGTAACGACCTAATCTCCTTACCGTAAGGTACATTCTCGTCGTTCTTAGGTAGATTTACGATACCTGTGTGACGTACCCTGAACGTAGGTGTACCTATTGTCCACATACCTCCATTGATACGTCCATCACCTCTGATATCAGATAGTTTATTGAATCCTTCAATGAATGAACGACGATGTCTCAGCATATAGTATTCTGATACACCCTTACCTACGTCTCCCAGCTCTTCAAGGTTTTTACCCTCTAGCTTAGGTGATGAGTTTTTCCATCCTCCCGTAGGAGTTTTAGTTCTATTCCATTCATTTGGTTTCCACCCGCATTGTTCCATCAGGTATGTCTTTACATCATCCATCTGACCCATAGTTACTTTCTCTTCCTTGAATCTCTGGAAGTGTTCTCCGGGTTTAATCGGTGGGTTATCTTTCAATGCATCTTCTGGAATTACTTTTGTTCCTAGGTATTCTGATAGTAGCTTGGCAGTAATAGAGTGATACCATCCCTTTGATGTGTACTTAGGCGTCTTAGGTGCCTTATCAATCCACACTCGCTTATGTCCGAGCTTAGGTTCAATAGCACGTTCAACTTTCTTCATCTTAGTATCTAATTCTTCTATAGTTTTATCTGCAAGTTCTCTGTCGTATACCCAACCCCTTTGTTGTTTCATGTTTAGTCGTGAAACGTACATCTCGATCATGATACGTTTAGAGTACAACGGATTTCTGGCTATCAACGATTTAGCTTCTGAATGTAGTTTACGATATACTTCTGTGTTAAGTCGTACATCCTGTCTACAATATCTTTTCATTTCTGGTGAGTATTTTTCCCAATCATTAAATTCGATCTTCGAGTTTCCTAACTTCTCTCCCCACCCCTTTAGTCCGTGATTATGATCTCGCTTATAACAGTTTAACAGTGATAGAATCCATGTGTCTGTTACTTTTTGATCATCACGTAATTCCCATCCGTACTTCTTATTCATTGCCAAGAAGTCAAATCCGAATAGGTTATGTCCTATGTGGTGTTGGCATTGATCTAGTAGTTCTATACCATAGTCCATATTTGGTAGTGTTTTATCGTGGTCGGAGAAGTCATATGTAGTCCCTGTGTCAATATCTTCTGCACATAGAATCCATACTTCATCCATCGTATCTAACAATCCGTTGGTTTCAATATCCCATACTAATTGTTTAGTCATTATCTTCCTTTCTAGGTGGTATAAATCTCAATGGGTCTATGATCCCTAGTATCATTACTACTATGAATACATAACCTGCTATGAGGTGCCACTCAATTTGTTCTGGTGTTACAGCTAACAATCTCTTTCTGTTCTCTCTTATTGGAACATGTAGGGCAGAGGTCGTCGTCTTTGTGCTTTTCATTTAACACCAGCCGGGAATAATCTTCCCTACAATCTAAACACTTGAAGTGTTCATAATTAAATTCTTTCATTTATAATGATAGGTGAGCCAGCCTTTCGGCCAGCCCACTCTCTCTAGTTAATATCGACTATCTCACACGATCCAGAGGAACATGCGAATGTCTGTGAGCCTGATGTATGATCTTCATGTTCGAAGGCACTGAGTAGTTCCCAGTTGATTGCTTTTGGCATCTTTCCTTCTAACGCTACATAATCGGCTTCTGTTATTTCTTGATAAGGTGCTTGTTGATAAACGTTATCGTCATACGGTAGAAATGAAATCCCTGATACTTCATCAAAGTTCTTATATACCCAAGCTCCTACTTCCATCCATTCATGCTCTCTCACATTAATAGTAACAGATGGTTTGTGTTCACACCAACCTCTTTGGAACTTAATCCAGAACTCTAGTTGTTCTAGTGCTGTCCAATCGCTGGCTTTGATAGCTCCCTCTGGTGATTTCATTGGGAAGCTGAAAATGGTCGTATTGTCAGGTTTCATTACACATGGTTCACTAGGAACCCCTACCCACTTCATGAACTCTGTCAGTGGGTCTTTGTTGTCACCCCTAACTGTTCTAATGTAGTAGTCTGCATACCTAGCGTGTATTCCTGATGCTGTGTCTGTTAGTTGTGATACAGTTCCACTCGGCTTAACGCAAGTAATAGCTGCTGCTGGTTTGATCCCCAGTAACTTAGAATACTTCTCATTAACTTCTACTGCATAAACTCTCAACTCATTAAGGTCTTCTTCTGTACAGTTTCTCAGATATGGAGAGTCCATAATTCCTGTAATCGATACTCCTAGCAGTGCCTCTTCCTCTGTGTTCTTTCTCCAGATATCCCGTAGGTATGGAAAGTGAGTAAGTGATGCTTGAATAGTACCGATAACTACTGCGATGTATACTTTATCTTCCAGAGTTTCGAATGTATCATCTACTCTGGCCACTACTTCTGTTAGGTTACAGAACTGGTATGGTCTTAAGATAATTTCTGAGCATGGGTTTGTCCCGAAAGCTATATATGATGTAGAGTTTTCTAGCTTTGATTTTCGTCTTCCAAACTTCTCTACCTGTTTTATAGCTGCCATTCTATTGAACATTCCACGTTCACCGGACCTAGAGGATACCAGTGAATGCCATTCTTGTATGAACGAGTCCATGTCTGGTTTCTCTGTATAGGCTGTGCTGTTGTTCGCTAGAGCACGTTGTTTGTCGTTCTCATACCAAGCACCAGATTTAGCTTTACTCATCCGTTGGTCTGATAGATTACTTAGCGATATCATTGCGGAACGTCTTACTCCACCTACCACTACGACTTCTCCAATCTTACACATAATGTCATGGCACTCTAGAGAAGTTAGCTTACGGCCCTGAGCAGCCTTAACTGTGGCTACAACAAAGTCGAATAGCTCTATCAGTGGTGCTGGACCAGATGCTCGTCCTCCGAATGTAATCAGTCTTGAACCAGCATCTCGTACATCTCTAGTGTCCCACCTTGGGAGTAATCCGTTGAATAGTGTTTCTAGTAGAAGTCTTAGCGACTCTGCCCATCCCTCTTTAGAGTCTCCTACCTTAATGATCACGTCACTGAACTTAATCAGTGGTACTTCAGGTAGCTTTGAGATTTCTTGTCTTTCTACTGAGAATCCTACTCCTGTACCACATAGTAGTATATACATAGCTTCGTCGAAGGCTCTTAGGTTATCCACTGGCAAATAGGAACAGTTGAATGCACAAGTGTTATCTCTATTAAGAGCAGGACCAGCAGTCATCATTGCTCTCATTGATGGCATGACTTCCATATTCTTAATCGATTTTCTGATATCTTCAATAGTTCCATCATCTATTAGACCTGCATTGTCTATCGCTGGTACTATTACATTATCAACGTAACGATCTACCGTTTCGTCATAGGATTCACGTCTCCCTTCTTCTTCCAGCCATCGTGCATAGCGGCTGGTTGCTATAAATTTCTGATAGTCGTTCATATTTCTTTTTACTCACAAGTTAAGTTGTTTTGTGTATATCACAAAATCTTCGTACCCACCAATTAGCTCTAGTCCTCTAAAGACTTGCGGTACTGTTTTCAATCCACGCTCACCCATAAAAGTTAGGGCCTCTTTGTTACCTTTTACTGATACTACATCGAATGTTAATCCTAGGTTACCCATTAGGTTGATTACCTTAGTACACCATTCACATTTACCTGCAGTGAATACTGTGTAATTATCACTATCCCACTCTTCTTCATCTTCTTCCATCGTATCTATCCCTTAATCATTTCTTTCAATCTAAATCTTTTAACTTCCATTTCCTATCTCTTACTCGTATGTACATATCTCCATCGTCCCACCCAAATTCACCAACATAGACTTCATAGGAACCAATTGGAACCCCATAAAGTCTATGTGTGAATGAGTCTTCCTTTATTTCGTACTTTTTACCTATGGGGTTGTCTGCCATTGGTTTTCCATGTCATATTAGCTCATCCATCTCATCTTCAATATCAGAAATGAAATCTCTGTATTGCTCTTGTGTAATCACACCATCTTCCCAGTCTTCCTCCAGCATTCTAATCTTTAGCTGTTGGCTTTGTGTCATAAATTCATAATTATTAATTGTCATATATTAGTCCTCTGTCAATTCTTCCTTGATATCCTCTAGGATTTCAATCGTTGTATATTTATTCACTACATCGCTTAGGTCTGCTGGCTTATATAGATCAGACTTTAGCACCTTACCATCTTCTCTACGAATAACATTACCATCTACGTCTAGCTTAGACATATTACTTTTGTGTACTTTCTTCCAAGCGCTTAGTGTTTCATATTCTTCAAACAGGTTTGCTACATTAGATATAGTATCATTGATATAGGCTATTGCTTTCCTTAATTTCTCTTCGTTGTATACTTCGAACTCTGTCTTCTCTTCATTCATTAACATTACAGCTAATCCCTCTAGAACATATAGAATATCTATAGTTTCTTTCATTAGGTTAGTTGTCATTCCATAATTTAGAAGTTCCTCCATCCACTCAAAGACTTCTTCACATACTAGTTTTGATTGTAGATCAATATCTGTCTTTATTTCAAATTTACTGTTGAACTCTGCAACATCCCAAATCATCTCCATATACAGCTCAACATTTCTGTTTGTCATTTTATTTAGTGCGTCTTTTACTGTATCATAATGCATCATTTTGAATATTCTTTCTATTAATTAATAGGTTCATAATTGAATCTATCTGTTTTCCTGTTTCATAAATAGACTTACTGTTGTCTATGTAGAATGTATGTTCTATTAGTGGGTTCAATTCACAACTTTCTTTCGCTTCCCTTTCTAGTCCTCTATTTGATGAGTCTACCCATATTGTCGCGTCAAATAGGTGTTTAGTCTGGTAGTATTGTTTTAGGTTTCTTTGACCCACATAGATATCCCCACCCCTTAATACTTCTTTTACATATAGGTCTGGTTCATTCTTAGTAGCATCTGTAATGAAGTCGAACCATTCTTTTCTGTGGTTAATCCTATCATCATAACATTCTCTGTCTGAGTGATACCCTTCTATTACGCCCATTTGTCTTATGTCTCTTGCATAAAGCATAGATGCGTCAGTCTTCCTGAACCCATGAAACTGTACGAACATATCTGCCACTGTATCCTTACCGTGCCTTGCATATCCGTTAATGTTTAGTTTGATCATTAGGCATTTTCCTCAGTAATTCATTTACTTCTTCAGATACATACCCTGTATAAAAGTTGTTTACTTGTTGAATACAGAATACATCTCCATCAGCACCGATACGACTAAGCCAAGATGCTATCATTCTCACAGTCTCTCTTAGCTCATCCTTTGATATGATGTTTATAATTAGTCCTCTGAAATCTACCCTACTGAAGTTGTATAAGGTTAGGTAGTTCGATAGGTACGCAATCTCTACGTCATCTAATGGTGAGTTAATTACTACGTTATACTCTGTTGCAACCTCTTCCATTATGATATTTCTTTCTTCTTGTAGCTCTCCCATTTAATGACTCCTATTAGGGGACAGTAGATATTGTGGTGATATCGGTTTTATCTACTAGGTTTAGTGGTGTTATTTTAGCCATATACTAAATATACTGTCCCCTTACAGGGAGAAGTCCCTCTATATATAGGAGAAATATGATATGGCTGATGAAAAGAAGCCCTTTAACTCGCATCCGAACTCATTACGCAACCTTAAACCTGTCACTGATCCCGACAAGGCTAGGGAAATGCAATTGAAGTCTGCTGCGTCACGAAAGGCGAAGAATGTCCTCGCTAAGAAGTTGAACAAGTCAATCAAAGACTGGAACATTATGAAGGAGCGCATTCAGATTGCTGATGCACCTTCTGCATTGGACTTCTTACGTTTTAGAATGTTACAACTGATGGAAGAAGGAAAGATGATTGAGGCTCAGGAACTGGCTAAGGAACTAGTCGAGTTTGAGACTCCAAAACTTTCCCGTATCGACCAAACAAACAAGAATATTGATGTTAGCGATATTTCCGATGATGAGCTTGAAGCAGAACTCATTCAGTTGGGTGTTATAAGGGGCGGTAAGGAATAGTAAGATAGGTGGCCTTCGGGTCACTTATTTTTTTCATGTATTATACTCTCGTGTCTACAACAAATCCTGATGTATCTTTCTTAGCTGGACCTTTCGCCTTCAGCCCTACGATACTATTCTTGGGGTCAAGAAATCTTAGGTCATCTGCATCTCCGTTAATTACTTTCCAGTTTAGAAACTTCCTTGGAAACTTATCATCTCTAAATACAACTGCTATATTCATCTTAGCTTTCTTAGCTTCCTTAAAGTATACTTGGTATTTTGGATTAGCTTCTGAGTAAGACCATGTTAAGTGGTAGTTCTTATATTTTGTTACTTTTCTATTATATATTTTAGTGTAATCATAGAACGTTATGTCGGGAAATCTTTCGAATATACATTTACCTTCATCATCCTTAATCAATTCCCATCTAACATCTGATGTACCATTAAGCCTTACTGCTGGCATCACATCGTTCTTCTCGCAGAACTTTTCGAACCTTTCTACATCTTTGTATAGCTGATCCATGAACGATTTACGATCCTGAAAGTACCACTTAGATTTTCTAATTCTTGCCTTTTGTACATTGTTGAATATACCACGTCCAGATAGATTTAGACATGGTTCATGGCACTTAGCTAGTTCCGCCATTGAACAAAGATTACCTACCCCAGATAGTTTATATGGAGCCATATACATAATCGCTGTTAGGTACTCTTCGTCACCCTTAACTGTTTTGGAATTATTACCTGCACTTATCGTCTTTGATGTCCAAGTTAATTTTTTCTTATCAGTCATATTTAAGTTCCAATTCTATTTTCATTCTAGGGTTAATGAATTCAGCTCTTGGTATTCTGTATATCATGTAATCATTAATTTCTGATACATCTGTCATGCCTTCTGCATCCTGCCTTAGCCATTCCACTAGTTCTTCCTTATTTTTGAATAACTGTGCGTCTTCTGTGTCTAAGTCGGTAACAACAAAATATATAAAGGCATTCTTACTTAATTCAATTTGGTCAGCCACTTTACATCCTTTCCGATGAAAAAAATATGGAGAGAACCTTAGTACACATTATATGTACAGAGGTTCCCTCCGATTTAGTATTAGTTAGTATTATACATTATCTGTAGATACCCAGATTTTAGTTAGTAATTCAAGTTCATATTGTGATAGATTCATTTCTCTAATTATTCTTGAAATAAGCGAATTAGAGTTTTTGTAGTTCTCGTAGTTATCAAAGTCATTGTAGCTTAGTGGTAATGTTGGTTCTTTTACTGCTTCATACTTATTCCCATTATACCATCCATCCTTAAATCCATTTAGATATTGCTGGTAACTGAAATAAGTATGGAAGCAATCTTCTGATAGGTCCATATCTACGTCACTGTACCCATTCTTACCTGCATAGAGTCCTTCTACATAGCCACTTTCGTAATCTAACTCTTCATCGTAGTCGTCTCCGATATCGTCATACCATCCATCTTCGATTTCACTATAATCAATATCTTCGTCGATTTCAATGTCACTCCATTCGATGTCATTTACACTTACATATGGTGTATTCTCGAATGCATGTTCACATTTATCTTCAGGAATCTCACCGATAATCATATAACCCGCTGCTCGTCCTTTGGCATTATTATAGTCCGTAGGGATTGATACAACGTGTTCAGGGTTAATCTCTAGGATTACTACCTTACCTCTATTACCCATATAGCTTGGTAGGTAATCCCATGAGCAGAAGTGGAGTCCAGATGAGCACGTCCGTGTACGATCATCATCAACTTTGTTACGATCCATAGATACGAACGTACCAATGTCATTATGAAACGATGTTCCATCTGGGTTGTTTCGGTACGATGTATAGTCATCCTTTACCTTCTTGTAGGCTAGAAAGCGTCCACGGTCAGTGATTGGCATGTTTGCATGTTCTAGCCATCCGTACAGTTCGTCTACTGCATGTTTAGCTGGATTCTTTTTCAGGTTCTCTAGGAATAGAGCCCAAGGCTTGATATCCATACCGTCTTTTAGCATTTGTACCATACGGTCTGCAAGGAAGCCGTGTACTTCTTCACCTTTGTATGTTACTTGACCATCTTCTACTTTTACGTTACCAAATCGACTTACTGCTTTACGAAGTTGTTTAGCTGAATCAATCAGGTCTCTTACTTCCTTTTCCGTAAGTGTTGAGATATTATTTTTAATCTCATGGTATTTAGGGTGTGAACTGTCGAACTCTGTTGGTACACCACCGAGGTATACCGTCATTTGTTCTGTTTCGTTCACTTTATTTATTACATAAGGGATAAACATTATTTAACCTCTTTCCATTTTTTGTTTTCTTTATTGAATACTTCTATCATTGCAGCATTGTAGTTCTCTTCTCCTGATCCGTATATGGTATTGGTATTCATCGTCATCATAAATTTTAGAGTTGGCTTATCTTTTATATAATCAATCACTAAGTTTTCTCTTTTTAATGTAGATTTATGATTAGCCTTTTCCGCATTCTTTATTTCTTTTTCCATTATTATGTGGAAGTCTTTTGGTTTACGTTGGTACTCCACTCTCGCATATAGTTTTTCTTTTATAGTTTTTACCTTATTGTCATTATATAACGAGTCTTTGAACCTATCTAACCTTATACCTAGATTTGTATCTAACCTTATCAGCTTTTTGATTAGATTTAATTCTGTAGATGATTCCTCACTGGTCATTCCGCTAACGGTTTCATAACTTTTTTTCCAGTTTGGGTTATCCTTAATCCATTTACTCTTCATGTAGTCTTCTATAGGTATAAATAGTTTTCTATTATTTTTGAAGAACTTAATCTGGTTACTATTTATAACTGCTATTTTATCATCTACGTCTTTTATCCATTCGTATAGATTGCTTCTTGTCGTACCCTCATTCTGACCATTTATATCATTAATAAGATCATCCTGAGTAAGATAGAATTTATTCTTAAAATAGAATATAGCTGGTATATTACCTTTTACTGTATCAAAGCTTCCACTTACTATCCCGCTATTCATGCAATAAGGTAACGGAGTTATATATCTAAATGTACGCTCAGTTAATGTTCCTGTATTCGATGATGTATTTACCCCTTTTACTAGCTTAAGCGGTTTTTGTTTATGAAGATAATGTACCCTTGTATCATTTTTATTGTGGATCAGTTTTAGAAACTTACTCGCATCTGAAAGGGTTCTAACTTTTACCCATAGAAATTTATTATCTTGATTGAATTTGTACCAGAATTCTCTCATTAGATTATTTTTAGATAACTTGATACACTCGTCACTTACTTCAAATAGAATGTGAGTTTTATCCAAACTACTTATACTCATATTACATATCTGTAGAACTTTTCTTGAACCATTGTGTCTTGTGGTCGGGTAAGTGAACGATGATTTTATTTCTCCAAATTTAGTAGAATAAGAATCCGAATATATTAACCTTACCGATCCTTCAACCCTTGTATCTTCTTTTAGATTATTTTGTGATCTACCATTAGAGTATTGTCTTTCACCTATATAAGTTTTAAGGTCTTTTTCATCTTCTCTTTCTTCTAGCACGAATGTGCTATATACTTCTTGACCTTTCCACTTTCTTATATTTAATCCAGTAATATTCTCTAATATTTTCAACCCACCCTCTTTATTAGATAGTTCATTGAACCTACGAGCATCACCTAGGTTATCAAAGTTCTCATACTTTTTATCTAGAGATACTTCAATGTCTTTTATCACATCTTCTAGTTTGTTAATAATATTTAGGCATGTGTAGTCATCATAACCCAATGACTCTCTACTTGTAGTCATCTTTAGTTGACCTATTGGAAATGTAACTATTATACTAGTCTTTTCAAGTAACCTTTCGATTTTAACGTACATATTTTCAGTATTTGACGCTGAATAGTTGTAGTTGTAGGGGGTCCTCTTTTTGTAATCGTATTTTCTTTCCATTGTAGATACTAGGTTCTTATTATTTGCATTTATCGGGTAGCTTACTGATCCTTGTACTGCAATTGCTTGTTCTCTTGAATCATTTTCTTTTTTGAAAAGTTTCCAATCTGATCCCTCAATTAACAGTTCTTTTTCGTTAATCGGTTTATATGTTCTAGTTTTTCTTGTTACTATTGGTTGTGGATCGAATCCCATTAGTTGTATAGATGCTTCTTGGTTGAATGCGTCTACATCAGCTTGCTTTACCGCGTAGGATACCCTTAGACCTGTAGGCTCTGATGAAGGTACTTCTGTAATCTTTGAGACTTTTGGTCGTCCATCTGCACCCTTATAGCATGAATAGTCACTTTTTCTTCCATCTTTCCATGTTGTGATAGAGAACATGTTTGCATACGCAAATGCTGACTGTGACCCTAGGCCAAGACAACCTGTAACTTCATTAGAGTTCCGTTTAGTTGACTTTCCTAGCACCGAGAATGTGTGTACCACTTCTTCATGCGTTAAGGACTCACCATAGTCACGACATTCGAAGTATGCGTTGTCTTCTGTTGGAAGACCAATTTCAAACTGTTTGTTTGGAATCCCAGCTTCACTGTGTGCATCCTTGGCATTAGTGGAGTATTCTCTGATACCTGCTGCAATCTTATTTGAGTAGATACCATTAATTAGACTGTCGAACATAACACCGTCCAAGTTAATACCTAGGTCATCTGTTGACAACATTCCACTTGAACTTACTTCGACTTCACTTTCTTTGATGAGCATGATGAGCCCTTTCTATTTAGAGTTATTAGTTTGTAGCTTGTGTCGGCACCATCAGATTAGCAATATTTTTGATTGATGTGGTGATGATACCTTTTGCCCTATTCTTTGCAGTTCTAATACGATATCGAGCCATAGCATCTGTATCTCGTTGTACATATACATCGAAGTAGGATGCGTTATCGTCGGTTACTGATCGGGAATTTTGTGGTCCAGACATAATTGGATTACGTCCACGTCCACGAATTCGAAGGAAGTGTGGCTCTAGGTCTGCAAGTTCTCTTTGAGTCTGTTTAAGGTTATGTTCCTTGATTGATTGACTCAGTTTTACATATTGTGGATCACTCTTAGACTTAACCGAGAATCTGTAGTTCAGTACTCGTGTGTTTACTAGTGTTGAGATTTTATATTCGTTCATTTTGTAGTTCCTTTCAATTCAAAACTTACAATTTTGTTTACGTCATACTTTAAGTCTTTATCGTTCTTTTGGTGAGTCAGGGATTTCTCCCCGACTCTATTTGATCCTAGAACAAGTCTTCGTTTGAGGATGTTCCATCAGATTTAGATACTTCACCAATTAGATCAAAGTCAACTGTCTCCATAGAACCCTCATATACTTGTAGCATATCTCGTGGAATCTGCATAGCTGTAAGGCTCTTCGATACGCCTTTACCGTGTTCATTGTCGTAATGTCCCTGCCATACAATTACGTTACCTCGTGATCCATTACCAATCTTCTTACGCTCTTCTTCAGAGTATGGTCTACGGGTTTCGTCTACTACTCGTACTGGCTCATTTGGAGTTCCATCATTTTTGAATACTTTACGATTCAGTGAGGATGTCCACTCTGTCGGCATTTTAGTACTAGTACCATTGTGACGAACGTTTAGATGTCCATTTTCCCACTCTTCAGCTTGTGCTGGGTCATTTGTTTTGATGGATACTTCCCATTGATCTTTACCCTTAAAGTTTACAGGCTTGTTCTTGAAGTAGTTAAATTCAACATTCTGGAACAACCGTTCTCGTGCGCCTTCGAATTTTTCTTTAGTCATTTTTATCGTGTCCTTTTATTAGCGAGTATCTGTGTACTAGCTGTAATCATTTTTTTAATTATTCGTATCGTTTAATATTGTATTCTATTTCCAGACCTTCGTGTTTATCTGCGAGCCTTAAATACTCATCCCAGTCTGACTCTATCGCAGCTTTATCCATTCGGTCAAAGAGTCTATCTTCTTTCCTAAGAAATTCTTCATCTAATGGTTCTTTATCAATCTTCATTCCATCCATCATTCCACCCATCATTCCACCCATCATTAATTCTGGTTAGTATAACTTTACTTGTTGTTTGTACTAGTATTAGCTCTCTTACTTTCGCATTATCAATAAGGCTAAGTGCTAGTTCTCTGTCGGTTAAGTTATCATATAAAACCATCATGTTTTCTGATTTATCTACTAAGTATATAGTGAAGTAATCTCTATTAATAGATTCTAGTTTCACATCTTTTCCTTTATTATGGTGCTCTCTCAGGGATTCGAACCCCGGACCTACCGATTAGAAGTCGGTCGCTCTATCCAACTGAGCTAAAAGAGCTAATAGTTTAGCTACCTTGTTAGCTCTTTCCAAGATTCTGGAAATAGCTCTTGCATTTTATCCCCTATCTGATAGGCTACATATCTAGATTCTTCTTGAGCGTCTGGTTTAGCTCTTAGGTTGTACATGTCAGCGAAGGCGTCTAAGCTACCTGACCAGTACCACTCAGTCATTGTGCTTTGTGGCAAAGTCATCCGTGCCATTTCGGGGGCGACACCAGCCTTAATCATTGCATCGTAGTTACCTAGTGTGTGACTGTATCCTTCGTAAATACTTTCAAGTAAGCTGGCTTCCCAATCAGACTCGTGTGTGGGTGATTTGCCAGCTAGACCTATCGCATTTAAGTTAATCACACCTTCGCTACCCTGTTTCTTATTAGCACCCTTACCACGCCACACATCAGGAATATAGAACTCTGGTTCATTATCAACGTACCTACGACTGATCTCATTCCAACGTAGGAATTTATGCTTAACTAGCTGCCTCGCCACGAAGATAGGGGCCTTTACGTGGAACGATGCGAATGCATGCCCAAATGGGCTGAAATGCTTGTGTTTAGCGAGGTATTTGATTAGCTTTTTATCTTTATAATTTAAGATATTTGTAAGTGGATCATAGTAAGGGTGTGATCCTCCTTCGAATTGACTTTTCTTTCCGAAGGATACTCTCGCTGCGTTAACAACGGATAAGTCGCTTCCCATGTGATCTACTAGTGTTGACTTAATATATGGTTTCATTTGTCAAACTCCAAACTTGCAAACACTGCACCACAACCTTCTTCGTCTATGTATTGTTTAGCTATTTTTGTAAAACCATAACTAAGTGAGTATGCTAAGTTTACATCGATTAGTCGTAGTTTAATAAAATTAAACCATTCATTATACATATTCAGTCTCCTTTGGTGGACTTACGGACCATCCGCAGTCTTTACACTTCATGCAAGGTATAATCTTACCCGGACCACCTGAGTAGAATGTTGACGAGCGGCTTTCCCCTTCAAAGTCGGGCATACCGCCTACTATAGTCTGTCCGGTTGCGATTCCTTCTTGCATCTCCCCGCCGCATTTTGTACAATTCATCGCCCATTCAACTTGGGTGGCTTTGGTATCGGCATCCAGTGGGTGGGTCCGTTTGGTCCCTCTTGAAACCCGTTTATTTCGCAATCTTGGTCGAAATCTTTGTCGATGAACGCCCACGGGAAACTAGGTGCAATGCCTTGCTGACGTAGCCTTGATACGTTTGTATCGTACCATCCAAGGAAATACCCGTAGGAATCCTGTCGAAGCAGAATCTGCGTCCCATCCTTTGGCGGCGGGTTTTCAGGGTCGTTTATTCTGTACCCAAGTTCTTCTAGTGTCTCTGGCTGCTTCATTCGAACTCTCCATTGTGCTGCTTAAGTTTATTGTAGGATGATGAATAAGTTTCAACGGAAGCTCTCGACTCGGTACTTACCAATATCTAAAGTCTACGGTATCCTCCATTATTCATCTTTATCTGTATACATGCAGATAGGTATCCTATTCCCCTTTCATGAGCATTTGTTTATGAGTTACGATCTCATTTCTATTCATCGAAGGTGCCAGCTCCAGACTAGTCGACGTTACTCGACGTGTCTCTAATTTTTATTACCCAAGTTCTTCTAGTGTCTCTAGTGTCATATCGATGATCCTAACTGTTTTGTTGTAATGTTAACAGGTTGACTTATCTAGAAAGTCACCATTTTCAATCTGAGTATAACATTACATGTGGAGTGAGTAGCAGTTACCCGACAGATTCGGTGCCTCACTGCTGAGGTGCTCACCTACTACTGGCGGTACTCACCCCACAAATAATGTCATGAATCTTAGTACTGCCATTCTGATTATACTAAGTTGATCCTTTTATCTAGGTCCTCAAGATATTCAAGTAGTCCATTCAGCGCTTTCAGAGTCTTTGGGCAGTGTTTTTCCATGGCTGACAGTCCTGTACCAAGTCCATCAGATGGAATAACCAACACTCCACCCTTTAGGATGTGTCCTATGGCTGGTGTAATATCATCGTAGATAGCTTTAACGTTCGCCATGTATTCATCATCATAAAAGAACGCCGATGGGTTTGATGAGGGTGTTTTCTTAGTAGCTACACCTACTGCATTAGGTTCTCCCCGCATTGCTGCAGCTTGACCTCCCAACCCTACCCTTGCAAGGTTATCTCCAAACAAGTATACTAATGTCGGGTTGTTCTGCAGGTCTACTCGGTTGATAAATTTCTGTTTGATTATCATTCTACTTTCCTTATTTTGGGTATATATCGGCAACCGAGGAAGGAGTCGAACCTTCATTTTATAGTGTTACCACTACTTATCCTCACGATGATGTCCACCACAGCATCACCATACTCGGCTATCTCTATTTATCAGCCACCATTCAAGGCTCGTGATAACACTTTCGAATGATCGCATACCGAGTCCAGCCACCTAGTGCGTCCATAATAGGGTTCCTCGTTATCAGTATCCTCGTTATCATAATAAGTATCATCGAAATCTGTATTCTTGTTATAAGGAACCTCATAATCTTTTAGATCATCTTTTTCCTGAAGCTCATTACACCAGTCTCTAGCTTCTCTTAGAGTACATTCTGCAAGTTTACGAACGGCTCTAATCCTATCAATTCTCTTATTTGATGGGATCAGCCTAATAACATATTCGAGTGTCTCATTTCGCTTTCGTGAATATAGTTTCACAGTCATATCATATCCTATTCATAATAATTGGAATAAAGTCGGTTGAATGCTTCATCAATTGAGTCAGCAAATGTCTCTTCGAACTTCCCTCGCACTCTGGTTCCCAACAATGGAATCTTCATATATGCGTATAGTTGGAATACTTGGAACTTTCCCGGAGAAACTTCTTCTACTACATTTAAGGCTTTAGATACCTTAGCTTCATACTTTTTCTTATAGGCCACGGTTGTTCCCCTTTAGGAGTTAAATTATAATTGTTATTTGTCGGGCGTTCGTCACCCCTAAGCACTCAATAAGCGCATTATCCCAACGGCGGTAGCCGATGTTTATGATCGTTCACCTATGTCAACTTTAATAGTCTTTTCGATGTTGATCATGTGGCACTCTACTCCTTTTGCTGTAAGGTGTACCATTCCCTGTCCATCTTTATCAAGGTATATGATAATAGCTGATTCTGATTCCTCATTTTCTACATATATTGTGATCTCTTCATAACTATAGGGGTCAGCCATCTCTCCATATTTACCACATGGTCCTATTTCTTGAGATCGTGCTGATAAGATAGATAATGCAAATATAATCAGTGCTATCCAGTTAATAATTAATAGGTTCTTCCAAGACATCTTTCATCTCCTCTAATCTTTGTTTCAAGTAATGTATATTAGTCCAACGGAGCAAGTCTTCAGCTCCATCTTCTAGTGCTTTTATCAGTTCGTTTACTTCATCTTCCGTTAGTCTAATCATTTCTAAACCCCCAAGGTTTATATTTCTAATTTTCTAATCTTTCTTATACGCTTGTTATATCTCTCTTTATAATTATTGAGTATTTCATTTCATTCTTTTCAATTTATTCTATTGTGTCACTTAGCTCAACGCCGTATATACTAGAGTATTGTCCTTATCTCACCGCTATTACATACTATATCATCACCATATACTTCAGCATAACCATATAATTTTGCATAACCATATACTATAGCATCACCATATACTTGAGCATTACCATATACTTGAGTATTATCTGATACTTGAGCATTACCATATACTTGAGCATCGCTACATATTTTAGCATTATTATATACTTTAGCATTATTATATACTTTAGCTCTATCATATATTTGAGCATCATCATATATTATAGCATTATCATATACTATAGCATGATCATATACTTTAGCTCTATCATATATTTGAGCCTTACTCCATACTTTAGCATAACTATATACTTGAGCATCACCTGATACTTCAGCATCACCACTTACTTCAGCATAATCATATATTATAGCATTACCATATACTCGAGCATAACTATATACTTTACTACGATTATGTATTTTAGCAGTACCATATACTATAGCATTGCCTGATACTTGAGCGTTATCACATACTATGGCATTGCCTGATACTTGAGCATCACCATATACTTCAGCATCACGATATACTTGAGCACTACCATATACTTTAGTATTATCACATACTATAGCATTGCCTGATACTATAGCATCACCATATACTTGAGCACTACCATATACTTGAGCACTACTTGATACTTTAGCGTTATCACATACTATAGCATTGCCTGATACTTTAGCGTAATCATATAGTTTAGCCTTACCTGACACTTTAGCATCACCATATACTTTAGCTTCTGATCCAACATATACTGAGCTTGATACACTTGCGGTATCTGCTACCCAACCACCGCCATTACAATGTTTATGTGCAGGTACTGGTCCGTTTTTATCATCGAAGTCATGTACAGTTTCTGTATGTCTAAGTGAATTCTGTTTATCAGCTTCCCATCCAGCATTGAATGCTCTCGATTCCATACTAATCAGGTATTGTTGTATATCACTGTTATCACATTGATACTGTTTAAAAGCTTTATCACGATCTTCATTCATTGTCATATCCTTTTTATACGTTTTACTGACATACATCAGTTCTTTCGTTTTCCAGAATTAGATGATTCTTTTCCACGACCATCATGATCTCCCTTTGGACCATTCTCCGCATTGTTATGTCCTCCAGATTTTCCGGGTGCATTCTGGTCCCCATTACCCCAACCATTGTTACCCTTTTCCTTTTCAGGTTTATGAGGTGGCTCGTGCGGTGGCTCCTTCGGTGGCTCTGAAGGTGGTTTACTAGTTGGTGGCTTGGGATTAGGCTCAGAGCCTGTCGGTTCCCACCCTATTACCTCTACTTCTACAGTATCACACACATCTTCCACAGTATCGAACTTGTTCCACTCTTGTGCCTCACGGTCGCAGATTGGTAGTACATATCGTGGTGTACACGCTGTGGTTAGTGCTATTAGCGCAATTACACTCGTAATTTTATATTTCATTCTATTCTCCATTAATCATAGTATTCCATGTTTAGTTTGATCCTGATTTTCACAAGTTCTTTTATCAATTGATCTATATCAATCATTCCACGTTCTACAATCATACTTTCCATATATACTGTGTGTTTTTCTATTAATTTATCCATCTCTATCTCTTCAAGTGTCCATCCCTCTACCATGTGTTATCCTGTTCTGCCCCTGTTTGTATTATCTTTTCAGATTTTATACATCTTTTTAGGTAGTCTATCGTTTCTTCTCTGGTGATATTAAATAGATTTTTTGATGACCAACGTCCTTGGAAAAGGTAACTAGCATTTTCTTCTGTTAGGCCTAGCCATTTACTTGCTTCATAATATATGTTATAATTTATCTCCCCATTTATACCCTCCACAGTGTTTGTTTTTAACTCCATGTTGTATTCTGCTATCCTTGCCGCATGACCTGCTATACACATCGGTAATCCATCTTTATTCATAAACACATTCATGCTAAAATGGGTATCATTGGTACTCTCTAACTTTTTTATTACTTTTATTAAGTTCTCAGTATTCATCTTTTTACTTTCTACTTTATATCTGAGTATATTAAGATGGCTATAGATTACATCAATATAGCCATGTAACGTATTAATTCAAATGAGTAAATCAGTATGTCGGGCTTCCCGCTGATTTAGGGTGCAGGTCCACCCCCACACACTGAACTCGAGGAGATTCTCGTGCTCGTTGTATGTGAGGGTGGTGACGTATTCTTAGAACGCTGGTTCGCCACTATCGCCAACGTAGCTGTCTACCATCTGCGTATTTTGTTGCATCGTCCGTACTGTGGAGATGCGACGTACATCCGCGAATGCTACAACCCGACGTTCGAGTACATAGGAACGGTTTTCCATAGTACCATCCGTCTGGTTCTGACCGTGCAGTACTATTGTACCGTTATCAGGATATTCGATAGCAGTAATGAATGGGAAATCGGCTGACTTACCCGATGTCCATGTAACTACTACTTTGTACGTTGATGTGTTCGATTTGTTAAATGTAGTCATTTGTTTGTCCTTTCAAGACATTGTTGTGATCTGCCGACATAAGCTCCGACAGTATCTGTTCATCCCAATGGCGATAGCCTTCAATCTGTACAACTGCCTTGAGCGTCATATTGAGTGCGATCAGACTTTTTCTGAAGCTCATCACACCAGTCTTTAGCTTCTACCAGTCTACATCCTGTAAGTTTACGAACGGCTTTAATCCTATCAATTTTCTTATTTGATGGTATTAGCCTAATAACATATTCAATTGTCTCATTTCGCGTATATAGCTTCATAGTCATATCATATCCTATTCATCCCAATGGCGATATTTTTCAATCTGTATAACTACCTTGAGCGTCATATTGAGTGCGATCAGAGCAGCTATCAGAATCGGTATGAGTAGTGGGATATGTGTTTCGATGTCTCCAAATATGAATACCATTATACTACTCGCCCTTTCTGGCTTTAGCTACTTCTTTCGCGATAATCTTTCTTAATTCTGCTTCAGTTATAGTAACTGTCTCAGCCATTTCAGACAGGGCTTCGCTCATTGCTTGATATGGTTTTTTATCTGTCATGATAGTCCTTATGATTGCTGTTTCGTTGATTCGGGTGGAAATTCGACGAGGATACTGATTATAGTGAAATCGAATAGTGGTTCTAGAGCTCCTTTAGCTCTCGTTACCATACGCCATACGCTGTCTTCTGCAATATCGTAGTATTTGATTTCGTCCATGTTTCCATCTGCATTGATGTAGTTTATCGTAACATTGTATAGTGGTGACAAGGTCAGACATCCTTCCAATTTATAGAGGAGTCAAGATACTCTTCATACATGATGTCAATGAGATTGCTCTCTATAGCATCACTTAGCTCCAGTTCTTTGGTTAATTGTTGTATCTTATATCTCAGTTTGATACCGTGTCCACGTTGGTCCATGTAGAGATCATGAGTTTTAGCTTGTGGTTTCCAAGTTAGCATTTTCCAACACCTTCAATAAGAGTTCATTGTTCTTAGTCTGAATCTTCAGTATCTGAATCTTCTTCTTAAGTGCTTTGATCTTCGCTTCATTGATACTCATGGTCTTTCTCCATATATTTGATATAGCTCTCTGATCTTACGGGCAATTGTTGATCGGATATCTTTGATCTCTTGTTCCGTTTGATAGGTTTCTTCTTTCAACTCGATCAGTCGATCAGTCTCATCTGCGAGTACTTCATATCCATCATAGATTGATTGACGTAGCTTCTGGATGCTCATAGTTATCGTCCTTATTATTAAGGGTGAAAAGGATTAAGTAGATGGCACCCTTATGAACAGCGGTATCTATTAGAACCACCCTTCGGTGATCCTCTTACTTACAGCTATTCACTCGGTCGTGACTCTATACGAATCAAGAAGAGTGCCATCTATAGAACCCCCTTTCGGGTGATCCTCCTTGGTTGCTATGTTTGATTCACCATACTAGCAAATGGTATATGAGTAACCCCTTAGTGCTAGGATGATACTCTGACTCCTTCATTTATTATGCCGCCTGAGAGCTGGGCGCTTGAGAATCTTGACGATCCTCTTCTCTCTATTCTTATGCCGCCTGAGAGATAGGCGCGAATAGTGGCTGCGATCCTTTACCGTCGCGCTTTTTGATAAGCATCCAAGTAAGTGATGACGAGACCACTA